TTAGATGCGGCGCACAAGCGTTTTATAGCACCTAAGGTAGAAGCGTTTATAAAACAGATTTACCATGTTTACTAAAGATGGCATAAAGCAAAAATTAAGAGAGGATAATATCTTTCTCTTTCTATGCAAAAAAAATAGTAAATAAACCGCAGAAAGGAGAAACCACACATGAGTATATTCATAAAGAAACCCAAACTAAGAGTAAAAAATGAAGATGGAACAAGTTATACCGGAGTAATGAATGCCATAGCAGAAGAGAGTACAGAAGAATTAATCAAGCAGATCGAAGCCAAGGGAAAGAAGACACTTGAGAGCATCCCAGAGGATTATACAGTGCTGGAAGAGAAGGTGGATAAACTAAAGGAAGAGATGGCGAATGTGAAGTCTATCACAGACGCTATTGACGAGAGAATTCTTGAGGCATTCTTTGGGTCAATGAGAAATGGAAAAGTATATCAGACAGAAGTGCATTTGACAGAAACGAATCCAACTTCGGACGGTGTTAAGACACTTGCCAATGCGAACATGGTGTGCGAACCATCAACGGATACTGTAGAGGGCAGAGATGACTACGAGGGCATTGGAATTTTCAACTGGTATAAATGCAACTACATTACAGATGATTACGGTCGCAAGATTCCGACAGCAATCGAGGGATGGGGAAATGGTTATAAGAATGATGGATCTGTTGACGTTGGTGTTATTGCAATGACTCCGTACTGGTCGGCTATTGAGAAAGATGGTAAACAGATCTGGACATTATCCGATACTCCGAATGATGATTGCGGGTTGATTCCGTGGGAGACAGCTAGAAAAGAAGATGGCACTTACGCTTCTTATGTGATTCACAGCGAGTACGTCAGTGGACTTGGAACGGATGGACTTCTTAGGTCATTTAGCGGTTCTAAACCAGCTAGAAATCAGTGTTACAACAACATGATTGACAGCTATCAGAGAAAAGGTAAAGGCTGTTATGGTGCCGGAAAAGAAAGAGATATGTATGTCATTCTGTACGAAGTGATTAAGTATGCTACGAAGAATGAGCAGAAAATCTTTAAAGGAACAACAAGCTACAACTTGCAGTTTTCAGCTTCAATTCAGAGAGAAACGAAAGAAACCTACTTCCCACTCACAAATTCACAGGCTTCGCAGATTGTTGTTGGAAGCTACGTGTCTGTTGGGTATGGTTCAAAGAACACTGACAATACGGTAAATAACGACCGTGGAGTTGGCACGATTCACCAGTACGCTGACGATGTAAAAGTCCTTAGAATTGAGGATATTGACGAAAATAACAAGGCTGTATATTTAGATATTGAAGAGGGATTCACGACAACACCAGTAGCGTTAAGCGATACTCTGAATGCACAGATTATGTTGTCCACTATGCATTGGTGGAGTGGAACAACAGATAAGGTAATCGGGAAGCATGACGGTTCAATGGGCTCCAATACAGATGGCAAACATCCATTTCGTGTCATGGGAATTGAATGTTCTGTAGGTGGATACATCGTATATTCGGATTCGGTCATGGTATTTAAGGAAGATTACAGCAAGGACGTATATATTGCTCCTAGAGGTGTCAAACATGTAAAAGATGAAGCGACCGTCAAGAGCACATACAAGCTGATTGGAAATATGCCTGGAAATGGCGGAACTGACTGGTGGATTGGCGATATCGGAGTGGACATGGAAACTTGTTCATGGTTCGCCAAAGCTGTCGGAAAGAGCGATTCTCAAGGTTGGGGTGATAGATGTTACGCTGGCGGTAAGAGTACATCTGGAACTCGCGAAGACCTTGGACGCGGTGGTCTCTGGTTTGGGTCGGCTGGCGGCTCTGTGTGCGTGAATTGCAGGGGCTGGCTTGGCTGGGCGTACTGGCATTCCCTCGGCTGCGATTAAGAAGAGGTCGTCGGTGGGTGAATTTCCTCTAGGAAAGAGGGGCTCTCCCCTAATACGACCGACTAAAATATAAGGACTTACGGCGCACGCGGTAATCTCAGGAATGGGTCGAATGGCGGCTCAGTGTACGTGAATTGCAGGAACAGGCTTGACAGGACGAACTGGAATTACCTCGGCTGAAATTGTTAATTTCTAAATATAAAATCCTTGCGTCGTATTTCGCACTCGCAAAGAGTGTAGTCTGTAAAGACTCTTGGACAGATGCCCGAAATACTTTTTATAGACCTACTGAAACTTTTATTTTTGACGAAAGGAGTAAGGACGGATAGGGTTAGCCTATCTGTCGGGGTTAGTAGTACAGACCGAAAGCCCTTAAAAAGACAATCGATGAAGACGTATTGCAAAACGGTCGATATAACAGATAGAAAACTGATTCAAAAGGCAGTATACAAATGCCTTAAAAAGAAATACAAAAGAAGAGATTCATTGACAATGTTTTCTGAATACACTGGACTTTCGACAGACACTATTAAAGGAATGTTCAATGAGTTCGGATTAAACGGAATGAAACCGATGGTTGAAACAGTGGTTGACGGAGTACGTGAAGAAATCATTCAAGGCAATATTCACTTTCAACCAATATGGTACAAAGAAAAGATTGACGCTTCCAGTCAGAAAGTGCGAAGAATCGGAATTCAGAACATTAAACAGCAAATCTACGATTATATCGCAGTAGAAGCTATGAAAGACTTCTTAAAGCGAATTGGAGAATACCAATGTGCAGCACTGAAAGGCAGAGGTCAATCCTACGGTATCAAAGCAATAAAACGATGGATGAGAAACAAAAATATCAGATACGCTGGTCAATGCGATATCAGCAAATGTTATCCATCAATAGACAGAAACAAATTAATGGAATTTCTTCGGAAATACATTAAGAATGAATCACTACTTGAACTGATAGAAATGTTAATCATGACATTCGACACAGGATTGAGCATTGGTTCATATTTGAGTCAGTATCTTTGCAACCTATTCCTATCTCAAATCTACCATGAAATAGCGGAGAATATGTATCGCATCAGAAAGAAAAGAAGCGGAACAACAGAAAGAATTAATCTTGTGAAACACCAGCTTTTCTTCATGGATGATATTTTGATTCTCGGCACGAATGCAAAAGACATTCACAAGGCTATGAGGCTGATTATTAAGAAAGCGGATGAAATGGGATTGGAAATTAAAGACAGTTGGACGGTATATACAACGGTCGCAAAACGTAAAGATGATGGTCATTTCATTGATATTATGGGTGTCCGCATATACAGACAGCATATCACAATTAGAAGAAGAGTTTTCTTAAGAGTGAGGCGGTCGTACAAGAAAGCACAATCCCTTGTGAAGCAGAGGAAGAAGATTCCAGTATGGCTTGCAAGGAAGTGCATGTCATACAAAGGCATCTTAGACCGCACGGATAGCTACAATATAAAAAGAAGATACAACGCAAACAAAACGATTCAAATATGTAAGGGAGTGATATCACATGAAAGCAAGATTCGACACTACGCAAGAGAGTGTTACTGTTAGACAGATTGACGGAATAGATTATATCTATATCTGCCTGAATGAGAACATCGTGAAAGAGATTCCTGAAGGACAGGAAGATGGGCAGACTTATCATGAATATGATTATAGGGAAATCTCAGAGCCTACCGGCATTCTCGATTTGGACGATGTAAAAGCTAACCCAGGTAAGTACCTTAACTATGAGAATGAGGTCAGGACGGATACAGAACGTATCGACACATTAGAAGCAACTACAGACGATATCATCTTAATGATGGCTGATTTGATTGGAGGAAAAGCATAATGAAAACATTGAACACACTGAAACTTAAAATCATGGTAAGAGCATTTAGAATCAGACTTAAAAACGGAGAAGAGTTTGATGATATTGCAGCGGATTATCCAGCACTCACAGTAGACGACCTTGAGGCAATTCGTGAGGCACTGGAAAAGTAATGGAATTAGGAAACATGACAATCTCGGAATTGATTGAATTACTGCATGAAATCACTAATGAAATCGAGTCGAGAACGATGGAATTAAGCGGCTAAGAGGTAAATACATGGAAATCAGATCAAGACCGAAAGGCCTTATTTTTATACTCAAAACAATAATGAAACAGAAGGGAGAATAATCATGACAGAACAGACAATTAAAGAAATCATTAAGAGTTTCGCTTACGGACTTTCGGCAAAGGAAATCTCAGACAATGAAGGAACGTCATTGGAAACAATGCAGAAATTTGCAGAGGAACACGCAGCGGAGATCGAGCAGAAGAAAGCAGAACTGAAAGAAGGTGGCTGGTATGAGTAAACTTATTATTGATGTTAGCTATCACAACGGAGTAATCAACTGGGAAAGAGTCAAGGCATCAGGTTGTGCCGGAGCTATACTTAGATGTGGTTACGGAGACAATATCGCATCACAGGATGATAAACAGTGGATTCGCAACCTTGCTGAGTGTGAAAGACTTGGAATACCGGTAGGAGTCTATCTGTATAGCTATGCGACTTGTGACAGACAGGCACAGAGTGAACTTGACCATATCTTGAGATTAATCAAAGGGCATACATTCCAGTTGCCAATTTTCATTGATGTGGAAGAACCTGGTACACAGAACTATGCTCCTAGATGCTGTGAGATTGTCTGTGAAGGACTTAAAGCAGCTGGATATACTCCGGGAATCTACGCATCATTAAGCTGGTTCAGCAACTATCTTGGTAACGTTCGTGGAAAGTATGTTGAGTGGATGGCAAGATACAAGAATCTTCCGGAAGATACATACAATGGTCAGTATGCAATTTGGCAGTATTCCTCAGATGGACAGGTAGATGGAGTCAGTGGAAGAGTAGATGTCAACCATTGTTATATGGAATTTGGTGGAAGTGTTCAGCCTGTTACACCTTCTGTTAAGCCGGCATCAGCTGAAAAGAAAGAATTAGGACAGGTCGATATCACATATCAGGCTTATACAACTAAGTGGTGGCCGGCAGTAACGAACAAAGCGGACTGGGCTGGCAAAGGTGATGATGTTCCAATCAAGTGGCTTGCTATCAAGGTCAGCAAGGGAAGTATCCGCTGTAGGGTATATACAAGAAAGAATGGTTGGTTGCCATATCTTACATTCGGCAACAGCTATGATCTGAATGACAAGGTAAATGGAATCCTAGGAGATGGTTCAGAAATTCTTGCCGTAGAACTGTACTACATCACACCGGACGGATATAAGTACAAGATGGTTCACTACAAAGTTTCTGTACAGAATAACAAGAACTTCTACGCAGATCAGGTCGATACACTGAAAGCAAGTGGAATGGACGGATTCGCCGGAGACAAATACAGATTCATTGACAAGTTTCAGGCTTGGATTGAGTAAGACTGCAACTGTTATAAAAACAAAAATCCCGGGTGAAATTCCCGGGTTCTTTTTATTTCTTTTTATCGTTATTCTTTCTTGTTTGACCAGTCATTGTGTAACCGTTTTTGTTTTCACATGCGGCTTCACGACCTCTTTGCAAAGCGATATTTAAAGAAGCAAGGTCAGGCATTATATTATCTTCATTAACAAGTTCTCCTCTTGCTTTTTCCATAAGGAAGTTGTCGTAAACAGCTTGACAGATATTAACTCTCGACCGCATAGAGCAGTGATTGTTAGCTGTCAGCATATTTAATTGCTCGTGCCATGAGGAACCAGTGTCACCGAACATACAGTAAGCCATTTGACGAATATCACGCTCAGTGTAGTTCGTGTTGATGTAAGCATGAATACAGTCAACCATCTTTTCGATTTCTGTATCTTTGTCAAAAGTCAAGAATTTGTCAGGGTATCGGTAGCTGAGAATGTACTTTTCCATGTTTAATCCTAACACCGAAAACCACTTCTCAAGTGTTCTGTAACCAGGCTCACCTATTCCGGATTCCCAGTTCTGAATTGTAGTGACTGACTTTCCGAGAGCTTGAGCCATTTGCTTTCTTGTTTTTCCGGCATCTGTTCTTGATTTTGCAAGCATGTTGCCAAAATTCTGCGCTTTTTCAATCTCAGATGACATAAAAAATTTTACCTCCCTTTTACTATTTCGCAACCAAAAAATTGTGTTTCAAATTCAAAAAAATAAAGACATAATATTTTACGTCTATTTTTCACGGATGCGAACAAAAAAATTAATGCATAATTATAAAAAATTTAACAAGTACTTTTTTCTCCGTTTCCGATATAATTAAAACATATTTTAGAAATGGAGGGCAAACACATGAAAGAATTTTTAAACACTATTGCATACTTATTATCTGTGAGACCGATTATCGGTGAAACTGAGTACATGAGACAGTTGTCTTCCTACATTGGAACGATTGTCCCGGAGTCAAAGTCAGACCAATTTGATCGATTTCCTCTTGCATCTTACACCAGTGCTGACAATCTTGCAAGTGATATTTTCAAATTTATTAATGATTAATTCTTAACAAGTACTATTAAATTCTCTTATAGCAGTTTTAGGAGGGGTTTTCTATGAAGTATAGAGACGTAAAAGAATATTATAGAATAATAATTATCGAATACACGAATGAAATAGAAAATGAAAGTAATTTGAAAACGTTGTTCCATTTTGCCAAAGTATGTTTTGAAGAGGAAAAAAGAAAGGAGACGTAAGTCTCCCTTCCTCAATTTTTTGAAATAAACGTTTTATAGAAGTTACAAAAAAGTTTTTTCTTGTCATCATCCATATAATAGTAGTCCATTACCATATTCACAAAATCTTCATCAGTCTGAACAATTTTCTGAACAATTTTCAGGAATTCGTCTAACGCTTCATCTTCTATATATGGATGATCGTCTGTTAGCTGAGTTTTCAAAACTCTAAAATAATCAGCAATCTCTTGAATCTTACCAGCTTTAGGAAGAATCTTTCCTTTACACCATGTATTAAATGTTGTATAAGAAAATCCCAACTCTTCTGCTACTTCTTTTTGTTGTTTTCCGCTCTTGGCAATGTAATAATTCAAGTTCTTAGCAAATATCTTCTTTTGCTCTTCATCGGTATATGACATTCTCACACCTCCTCTCTTGCATTGAATATAGTAACACACAATCCTAAAAAATTCAATACAAATCCTAAAAATATCAATTTACGTATTGACAATCCGAAAAAATAGGATTATAGTATAATCACAGAAACAAACGAAAGGAGGGAAACGAAATGTTTGATACTTACAAAGTACCTAGAATTTCTATCGCAGCTTGTAGAGTTAACGCAAGAATGAAACAGAGAGAATTCGCTGAAAAACTTGGGGTTTCAATATCTACAGTAACTAACTGGGAACTTGGAAAAACAGAACCAGATTTAAGCCAGCTTAGAACTATCAGTGAAATTTCTGGAATTCCTATGGATTTTATTTTTGTGCAAAAAGTATCCTAAAATTTAGGATTTAAAAACAGAGAAAGGAGAGAGTATGAAAAAGAAAGTAATCGTGATCACGGGTCATGAACTTACGCCGGAAGAAAGGAAAAATTATTCTAAAGACCATCCAGGAAACAGATTGTGTTTCAGATTAAGATTTCCAAACTTTCCGTTGTATGTTCAGTCTATCGTATTAGCAATTGAAATAATTCTAATAGTTTATTTATGTATGTCAGGATAAGCGATGCGATAGAAATAATCAATGGAATCCACCATTTGTGAAAAGAAAGGCGATAAACAGAAATTTGAGCTTTTCCAGCTTGTGTGATTGTGTATCCTGTTACTTCAAATTCAAAAATGTTTATTTTGCCGTTTGAATCACGAACGTGTTTTTCAGTTTTTGTTAAGAAACCACACGAACATAGAAATTCGCAGATGTCGGTTTCTTCTTTTGAAAATTTACTAGGATTCATTGATGTTACTTTTTTAGCCCTACACAACATTCTGTATTGTGGATAGTTTATGTCAGTCATAAATGAAACACCTCCAATACAGAGAGTTTATCACGAAAGGAGGATACATGGAAGAACTTGTTTATTTGAAAAACGATGAAGCAGTTTGCAGTAGCTTACAAGTCGCTGAGAAGTTTGGTAAAAGACATGACAGAGTTTTGAGAGCAATAGACAATCTGTTAGAATCGCTCCCCAAAAATGGGGAGACCTCAAAAATGTTTATTCTTAGTAATCGGAAAGCTGATGACGGACAATTTCACAGAATGTACTTGATGAACAGAGATGGCTTCTCACTTTTAGTTATGGGATTCACTGGAAAGAAAGCACTGGACTGGAAATTGCAGTACATCAAAGCCTTCAATCAAATGGAAAGCTTCATTAGAGAAAAGTCAACTCAAACATGGGTTGAGACAAGGAAGTATGGGAAACTCACTCGGAAAGCCGAGACGGATACAATTCAGAAACTTGTCGAATATGCCAAAGAACAGGGAAGTGGTCATGCTGAGATGCTTTACATGACTTATTCAAAACTGGCAAATAAGATGGCTGGAGTCAAGAACCGTGATGAAGCAACAGTGAAACAATTAAATGACTTGTCTCTAATGGAAAACATCATTCTGCATGAGATTGATTTAGGGATAATGAAAGGAAAGCACTACAAAGAAATCTACAAGGATTGCAAGAATCGTCTTGAGACGGTCAAGGATTTGGCTTATTTGGAGATTGCGTAAGAGTAGAAAGGAGAAAGATGAACGAATTACTAAAAATCAATTTTGAAACAGAGGAACCAACAGTATCGGCGAGAGATTTGCATGAAGCTCTTGGAATTAAAGAAAGATTTAGCTTGTGGTTCTCAAGATACTCAGATGTATTTGAGAATGAAGTAGATTATCAGAGCGTAGGCAAACCTACGGTTGTAAACAACGGCGCAAAACGTACGATTGATGACTACTTGTTATCAACAGACATGGCAAAGCATATTTCCATGATGACTAAAACAGAAAAAGGAAAAGAGATGCGACAATACTTTATTGATCTGGAAAAAGCATGGAATACGCCGGAGCAGATCATGGCTAGGGCATTGAAGATGGCTGACAGAACGATTGAGTCTGTGAAAGCTCAATGCAAATTTCTCGGAGAACAGGTTATTGAACAACAGAAGATTATCACAGAGTTACAACCGAAAGCAAATTATGTAGATAAAATTTTACAGTCCAAATCGTTGGTAACTATCACTCAGATTGCAAAAGACTACGGAATGAGTGGAAGAAAGTTTAATCAGATTCTTAAGGAATTAAAAATTCAATACAAGGTCGGTGGTCAATGGGTTCTATATTCCAAATATCAAAATAATGGTTATGTTCACAGCCGGACGATTGATATTACAAGGACTGATGGAAGACCGGATGTTGCAATGCAGACTGAATGGACACAGAAAGGAAGGTTATTTCTATATGAAGAGCTGAAAAAGCAGGGATATGTTCCGGTGATTGAGCAGGCAGCGTGAGAAGTACTAATGAAGAGAGGTGAAAGCAATGAAGAAAAAGATTGTCGATAAGAGAATTAATGGAGATTCTGAAGAACTCCACGCACTGAAAGGGTTCAATGTCTTATCTGTTGGCAACGGAACAATCGGAGAAGAGTGTGCGTTGAGAATCATGCTTATGAACGAGAACAACGTTGCTGCTGATTTAAGCATCACGGAAGACGGAGCGTACCTCAGCGATTTCTACGCACTGACAGAGGACATGATTCCTTGTAACTATGAGGATAAATAAATGTTAGATGTAATTGATATCAAAAGGAAGAAGCTTGAAGTAATTGATATCCGAAGAGAACTCCCAGTGATGGAAGAAGATGAATCTGACGATGACCTGACACCATTTCTTGTTGGAGTGATATCGGTAGCAATCCCACTGCTTATGACAGCGGTATGGGCGATATGCGGATATTAAAAAGAGTGCCATAACAAAGGCGGCAACCTTTAGGCACTCGGATATAAAACCAACTTAATAATAGCATAGGAGGAGAAATGAAACAACCAAAGAAACTTTCATTGTGGCAAAAGAAGTGTGTAGCAGCACATTATCTGAACGCCAAAGACTGGATGCTTCTTGAGGAAACAGAATTCTACTTGAAGATTATCAATAAGTACACGAACAAGACGAAGAGCATTGATAAATTTAGGAGATGAACCATGAAAACAAGAGGACTTACCGAAGAAGAATCAGAGATCGTGTCTGCTGCTGGATTAAAACCGGAAGAATGGGAGTGTGCATTAGAAGATTTTGCATACTTACATATAATAAGGAAGAATTGCAAAAACAGAGCAATCATTGACAAAGAGAAAGGAGTGCTTATCCGATTTGTATAAATGTGATGATAACTTTGAACCAAAAGAACCTGATGTAAAATGCACTTGTTGTGGATGCAAAATCGATGACGGAGATTACATGTACTGCATATCAGGAGAAATATTATGTGAGGATTGTTTAAACGATCAGTATAGGAGGATTGTATGAACGAGATTGTAAAAGTAACTATTCCAATTGAAACGCTCATGGGATTGCTGAGAAAGGAAGCGGAACTCAATGTATTGAAAGAACATATCAGTGCTGAAATCAAATCAGAATCAAGTAATTATATTGATAAAAATAAAATCGCAAGTATTTGTTCTATTTCATTCAATAAGGAAAACGATGGAGGGGTATTCTGATGGCTGGATTATCAATTCCACAAAGCGAATATAGAGCGCATCCGGCAATCAGTAAATCAGACTTGTTCAAGATTACAAAGTCTCCACTTCATTTTAAATGGTCAATGGAGAACAAGGAAGACAAAACAGCAGCACTCATATTTGGAAGTGCGTGCCACAAGTATATTCTTGAGCGTGATGATTTTGACAGTGAATTTGCTGTTGCTTTGAATGTAGACAGGAGAACTAAAGCTGGAAAAGAAGAATATGCGAAGTGGTTGGAAGAAAATGAGGGGAAAGACGTAGTTTCTTCTGATGACATGGAGAAAATAAAAGCCATGGCAGAAGTGATCGATTCCAATAAATTTGCAAAGAGACTTCTTTCCGGTGAACATGAAAAGTCATTTTTCTGGACTGATGAACAGACAGGAGAAGATTGCAAGTGCAGACCGGATGATATTACCATTATCGGAAACCAGCATATCCTCGTTGATTATAAGACTACGGACAATGCAGAGACAGAAGCTTTCAGAGCAACGGCTATCAAATATGGATATGATCTGCAAGCCGGAATGTATTGCGAGGGGTACAAAGCGAACACTGGTGAAGATGCGATATTCATTTTCGTGGCACAGGAAAAGAAACCGCCGTATGCGATCAACATTCTTCAAGCTGATGAATACATGATGATTGAGGGAAAGAACTTGTTCCATGATTTGATGGAAATATACCACAACTGCAAAGTTACTGATAACTGGTATGGATACATGGGCGAAACCGGGGACGTACAGAGTCTTGGATTGCCAAAATGGTTACAGAAAGAATTTGAATAGGAGGATAAACAACTATGTCAAACAATGAAGTAAAAGAGTATCAGGTAGGAGCACCCACAATTTCACTGGCTGATACATCAAAAATAAATCAGGGAACCGTTGCTATTGAGTCAAGCAGAGCCATGGTAGAAGCACAGGGAAAGCTTCTGCTGGCGAAACAGTTTCCTAGAAACTACACACAGTCTTACACCAAGGCGATTGAAGCGTGTCAGAGAAAAGGATTTGCCGAAAGCGCGTTCTATTCTTATCCAAGAGGAAAAGAGACTGTGACAGGAGTTACGATTAGATTTGCTGAGGAGCTTGCACGTTGTTACGGAAACATGGATTACGGTATTAAAGAGCTTTCACACGAAGATGGACGTTCGGAAATGCAGGCCTACGCTTGGGATTTGGAAACGAACACTATTTCCAGTCAGAACTTTACTGTTGAGCATATCAGAGAGACACGGTACGGGAATAACAAGCTCACATCTCAGCGTGACATCTATGAGAAGACTGCAAACGATGGAGCAAGAAGACTCAGAAGTCGTATTCTTGCGATTTTGCCACCTGACCTTATCGAAAACTGTATCAATGAGTGCAAGAAGACTCTCAGGGGAGAAGAGAGCTTACCACTGTCTGACAGAGTAAGAACACTGGTTGCGTACTTCTCTAAGAAAGGCGTGACACAGGAAATGATTGAGAAACGTCTGAACCACAAAGTTGAGACCATGACTTCTGACGAACTTGTAGAATATACCGGAATCTATAACGGTCTGATTCACAAAGAAACAACAGTCTCAGATTGGTTCGAGCAGCCGAAGACAGCAAGTCAGATTTCAGAGCTGATGAAAGAGGAAGAAGAGAACGAGAAAAAGGGTGATAAGTAATGGAATATCATGTGACTGTTAAAGGGTTTAAAAGCGGATTAAATGAGCTTTTGGGTGGAAGAATGTACGATCACCGGACAAAGAAGTATCGCAATTCTGAAAAGAGCAAGAATGATGCAATATGTGCTAAGTACATTAAATTGAGCAAGGATTTGCGCGGAGTAAAAATTGATAGGCCTGTAATTATTCACTACGAATTTTATTGTGAGAATAAGATGCATGACAGAATGAACGTTGCGTCAGCTTTTATAAAATCATTTGAAGATGCTTTACAGAAGTGTAGAGTCCTCAAAAATGATGGCTGGGATGATGTTCTTACTCCAACACTAGCATTTGATATTGACAAGCAGAAACCGAGAGTAGAAGTGACAATTGAAGAGGTAGAAGAATGAACAATGTAAGTTTAGTTGGCAGACTTGTCCGTGATCCGGAAGTGAGATATGGGCAAAACGAAAGTGTTTCAGTAGCAAAGTTTTCACTGGCAGTTGAAAGGCGTTTTAAAAGAGACGGTGAGTCTACAGTTGATTTTCTTAATTGTACAGTGTTTGGAAAATCAGCAGAATTCACAGAGAAATATTTCCGAAAAGGAATGAGAGTTGCGATTACTGGAAGAATTCAGACTGGCAGTTACAAGAACAAAGATGGACAGACTGTTTTTACGACAGAGATTATCGTAGAGTCACAGGAAATCGCTCAGAGTAAATCAGAAAGTAATGAAAGTTCCACTGCTAACAATGCAGAAGCCGGAAAATCACCATACGGTTCTAGCGGAGACGATTTTATGTCTATTCCTGAAGGTGATGAAGATGAACTCCCGTTCTCATAAGCCGAAAAAGTGTTGCAATCCAGATTGTTTTAATTGTCCGTATGACGATTGTATATGGGACGAACTTACGTCAAGCGATATGTCAGAGACTAATAATCGAGACTATCAATTTTACGAAGAGTCAACAGGTGAAAAGTATCACAAAGGTACGGACAATGAATACAGAGCAGAGAGAGAAAAGCTGTACAGGAAAGAGCATCCGGTCAAAAGAGATCGTTCTGAATACAACAAACAATATTATCTGAAGAATAAGGAAAGGATTAAAAAGAATCGTTCCAGTTCTTATGACACTGATTGCAATACGAAAAAATGTAAAAAGTGGAGAAAATCTCACATGGAACACAAGAAAGAATATGACAGAAAGAGATATTTAAAAAGAAAGGCAGAATTAAAGCCAGAGGGAGTTTGATTTGGGAGAGAGAAGAATGTTTACGAAAAGAATCACAGAATCAGATGAATTTTTGGGAATGCCTAGCAGCTCTCAGATGCTTTACTTCCACTTGTCAATGAACGCGGATGATGATGGATTTGTCAGCAATCCACGGAAGATTCAGAGAATGTGTGGTGCTTCAAACAATGATTATGACTTGTTAATTATGAAGAGATTCATTCTGACGTTTGAAAGTGGTGTTATCGTAATCAAGCATTGGAGAATGCATAACTACATTCAATCTGACCGATATAAGCCAACCGACTGCATCGATGAAAAGAAGATGCTTGGGTTGAAAAAGAACAAGGCTTACACTCTTGATGCATCTCAGATGGATAAGAGATGCATCCCGGCAACTGACAAGATTACATCTGATAGAGAAATCGCACAAATTGAGGAAACAAGCAGTCATATTGAGTCAATCAAAGAAATCATATCGTACTTGAATATGAAAACCGGAGCAAGATACAGATATCAAACTCAAAGCACTCAGAAGCATATTAGAGCAAGGCTGAATGAACATTTTACTGTTGATGATTTCAAGGCAGTGATTGACAAGAAATACGCTGAGTGGAACGGTACGAACATGAGCAAGTTTTTGAGACCAGAGACATTGTTCGGTACTAAATTTGAGAGTTACTTAAATCAGAGTGCATCTACTGCAAATTCTGCCAATGGAAAGATTTCTGAATGGAGTGAGTTACGGACATGACAAAAAATGAGACAATTCAAATCATAATGATGATTCAAGCCACGTATCCTCAATGGGATGTGCAAGACAAGCAATACACTGTCAATATGTGGCAGAAGATATTCGAAGAAGAAGAATACAATGTCGTTGAGCAAGCTTTAATGGCTTACATCAGATCAGACACAAAAGGTTTTGCACCAGTCCCAGGACAATTAATGGAGAAGATTCAGTTCATTACTCAACCAAAACAGATGAACGAAGTAGAAGCGTGGTCGCTTGTCAGCAAAGCACTCAAAAGATGCGGGTATTATGCTGATGAAGAATTTGAGAAACTTCCGAAGCTTGTTCAGAAAGCAGTTGGCAGCCCTAGTCAGTTAAGAACATGGGCAATAGACAAAAATTACAATGAACAGGTAGCCAGCTCAAACTTCATGCGATCTTACCGAGAAGAAGTGAGAAACGAAACACTGTTCGATAAGATGAGTTTAGTTATCAGAAATGCAATTACAGATAACAGAAATGTTGGAATGATTGAAGAGAAAGGATAGAGAATATGAGTGAAGTTATTAAATCATACAAAGGATTCAACAAAGATATGACTTGCAGAGGTTTTCAGTATGAGGAAGGTAAAGAATATGAAGAAAGCAATGCATTAGTTTGTGAAAATGGATTCGATGCTTGTGAATATCCGTTGGATTGCCTTAGTTATTACAGACCTTCGGAAAGTGTATATCATGAAGTTGAACAGAGTGGAAATCTTTCGAAAAAATCAGACGATACCAAAGTTGCATCAACAAAAATTAAAATTGGTGCAAAACTTAGTATTGCAGGATTAGTAGAAGCAGCTATTGAATATACGAAAGAAAGAGTCAAACAAAAAGATGATTCCGATGGAGACTACGGAGCATCCTCAGCGACAGGAGACTTCGGAGCATCCTCGGCGACAGGATACAAAGGAGCATCCTCAGCGACAGGAAACTGTGGAGCATCCTCAGCGACAGGAGACTTCGGAGCATCCTCAGCGACAGGATACTACGGAGCATCCTCAGCGACAGGAAACTGTGGAGCATCCTCAGCGACAGGATACAAAGGAGCATCCTCAGCGACAGGATACTGTGGAGCATCCTCAGCGACAGGAGACTTCGGAGCATCCTCAGCGACAGGAGACTTCGGAGCATCCTCAGCGACAGGATACTACGGAGCATCCTCAGCGACAGGATACTGTGGAGCATCCTCAGCGACAGGAAACTGTGGAGCATCCTCAGCGACAGGAGACTTCGGAGCATCCTCAGCGACAGGAGACTACGGAGCATCCTCAGCGACAGGAAACTACGGAGCATCCTCAGCGACAGGAGACTTCGGAGCATCCTCGGCGACAGGATACAAAGGAGCATCCTCAGCGACAGGATACAAAGGAGCATCCTCAGCGACAGGAGACTTCGGAGCATCCTCAGCGACAGGATACTGTGGAGCATCCTCAGCGACAGGATACAAAGGAGCATCCTCAGCAGAAAGCCCTAACGCTGTCGCTGTTGCTTGGGGATATAAAGGAAAAGCGAAAGGCGTGAAAGGCTCGTTTCTTGTCCTTGCAGACTGGGAGTGTAAAGGAAATGAATCATCAAGCTACTGGAAAGAAGATATGTGGGAACTCAAAGATGCTGTGATTGTTCGTGTTGACGGAGAAACAATCAAAGAAGATACATGGTACACGATGGTTGACGGAAAAGTTGTTAATGAGGAGAAGTGTAATGAGATATAAAGTAGGAGATAAGGTAAGAGTCAGGAGTGACTTGCAGATTAGTAGACGCTATGGATCTTATATGTTTGCATCCGGAATGGATCACTACAAAGGTAGCGTTGTGACAATTTCGAAAGAACAACAAAGTTTATACTTCTACTGCATTGAGGAAGATGAAGGAAGCTGGATTTGGGCAGAAGAAATGTTTGAAGGATTGGCAGAGGACGAACTGACAGCAGAAGAAGCAATTAGGTTAAAGTGTAAAATGTGTGAAAGTATTTCATGTTCTGAATGTAAGTTCAGTAGACTTAATAATGGTGAAAATCTTTTCTGCAATAAATTTTTAGAAAAATACACTGAACAAGTTGTCGAAATCCTCAAACAGTGGAAGAAAGACCATGAGAAGAAAGAGATCGAGACGGAATTTGTTAATATTGTCCGAGTGATTGAAGATTTGGGTGATTCGAAAAGATGCGTGTACGAGGAAGATGTCACGGAAGTAAAAGATGAAACATTTAAGATGGCAATGAAAAGGGTTTTGGAAGAATACTGTAAGGATCATGAGGGAAAATTCTTCACAGTGTACGAAGAAACCTGCCGAGTAAAGGAGTAGCCATGAACACAGGAGAAAAGATAGATTACATGATTCAGTGCTTGAAAGTTGCAAAAGCTGAGTATGATTACATGGCTGATTACGTTGCAAATGAACCGACTGAAAGACAAGAGCTGTGGAAATTTCTTGATACACACAGAAGTCCGAACAAAGCATTGATTAAAGACAACTTGAAGAATGTGGCAAGAATTGGATTCCAGCTTGCGAATGAGGTGAAGTGATGATTAGAAAATTAATAGAAGAAATTATTGAAAAGTATTATCGAGAAAGTGACGAATACTATTCGAGATACCGTGAAGATGAAGATGGAAATGATTTTGAAATGGACGAAGAAATTAAATCTGCATTGGAAGAAAAAGGAATACAGTTCGAGATTAGATTTGAAGATGGTTTTTCTTCGTGTGCCTACGACAATGATTTTCTGGCTATCGCATGGATAGAAGCGGATGGTACTTTGGAACTTAAAACCGTACTATTAGAAACTATGTAAATTACAGAAAGGAGTACGGAGCTCCGGCCGGGCAAAGATATATCGGCTCCTTTCGAGAAGATGTATATACAAGAAGATGACTTGAAACTAAATGACTGGCAGTTCTCGCAAAGAAAATATCTGCCATATGAAACAAAGCTACGGCTTACAGAAACCCGTATAAGAGAATGGCATTACAACTGGGAGGGGCAAGTGTATTTAAGCTATTCTGCTGGACTTGATAGCACAGTGCTACTACATATGATCCGAAAAATATTAGGAAATGATGTCCCGGCTGTATTCTCCAATACAGGTTTGGAATTTCCAGAAATCGTGAGATTTGCAAGGAAAGCACCGGGAGAGTTTGTAGAGATATATCCGAGAGAAAAGGATGGAAAGAGGATTACATTTAAACAGGTCGTTGACCAATACGGATTCCCGCTTGTGTCGAAAGAAACGGCATTGAAAATACATAAGTTGCGACACGGGAACTTATCAGATCGGTATAGAAACTATCTGCTGAACGGGGACGAGCGTGGATGCAATCCTGAAGTGTGTAACAAGTATGAGAAAGGAAAGCGAAAATGAGACTTAAACCAGTAGTAAAGGCAAGTGAGTTTGTGAGATTCGGATTCAAGCCTTGCCGAGGACTTCCGAAAAGCGCAGAGAGTTACTACCTCTGCGTTAAAAATGGACACAGAGTGATGTTTGTGGACAGTAAGCATTTTACAGAATCTGAATGGCCGATCAAAGATGCAAGGATACACAAGAATCCAAACTGTAAATTCAGCGACAAGCGGACAGCAACCGAGATCGAGTGTGAATTGGTAGTGAATGGCTTGCTGGAAGAGGTGAGAGAATGAAGGAAAGATTAACAACCTATCACTGCGGTAAAGCAGTGATTAAGGACAAGAACAAGCTGTCAGAAGCTATGGAGAAGTTAGCGGAGTTTGAGGAAAAAGAAAAATGTGGAGAATGGCTTGATGCTATCGAACTTGCGAAAATTGCTATTGCACTGCAAAGTCAGAAGTGGATTCCAGTAAGTGAGAGACTTCCCGAAGATGAAAGCTACATACTGGTATCGTTTGAAAACTCCACAATGCCGGATATCGCGCGATATGAAGAAAATGACGAGGGTGGCATGTTCTATCCGGGAGATGATGAAAAATCATATTCAAGCTATGGATTTTTTGTGAATGCCTGGATGTCACTACCAAAGCCGTACAGAGAGGAAGAATGATATGAGCAGACTAATTGATGCGGATTTACTGATGAGAAAATGCGAGAAATGGTTAAAACCGAAAGCACCAGACGAAGATGAAATGGTTTCGGTGGCAGATATTGCGGTATCCACGCTTATGGAAATAGAAGAACAGCCGACAGCGTTTGATGTGGAAAAAGTTCTGAATGAATTAAAGCATGAAGAATCAGAAGCACTTAGAAGATATAGCGAATCAAAAGGAACAGCTTATGCATTTTCTGATAAATGTTCTTGCAATAATTGGGCGAAAGCCATTGAAATTGTTAATCGAGGCGGAGTAGATGAAAAATAAAGAGAAGTATGAAAACGAAATTGTGGAGATTGCTTGCAAAGGACACGATTTTAGGGTTGATAAAAATACGAATGAAGTTGCGGATTGCTGTGACGCTCCATGTACAGCTTGTTTGTTTTTGGAGATGGAAGACTGTGACAAGGCAAGAAGAGAATGGGCAGAGTCAGAGTACATCGAAAAGCCAGTGATAGTGATAAGCAAGAGGGACAGGGTGTTTTTGGAGTATCTTGGCGAAGAATTCAAATACATCGTAAGACATAAAGATGGTACTTTATTTACATATAAAGACGGTCTTACTAATTGGTTTAGTTTAAATTGCCGTTTTGATGTAGACTTTCCAATGGTCAAATGGGAAGGCAATGAAGAGATATGGCTTATCGAGGATCTGAAAAAGTTAGAGGTGGTTGACAGTTATGAATAGAGAAATACTTTTTAGAGCGAAACATATTCATACAATGAATAGTAACGAACATCTTAATGGAACATGGGCGCATGGCTATCTTAGTGACGAGAATTATATCTACGATAAAAGTCTTGAGGGTGAATTTCTGATTGATGAAAATACGATTTGCCTATATGCGAATTTGACTGATTTAAAAGGCGAGGAAATATGGGAAAACGACATTTTGATGTGTCATGGTAATCCGGATGATCTTGTAAAAGCAGTATTCGGAGAGTTTAACGTCATAGAAGTGGAAAGCGAAGAAGTAATAGACAGTGTAATTGGATGGCATTATGAAGTGATTCCAACGGATGAATTAAGTAAATGCGAGCCGTTCTGTTATTCGATGCCACTTACGGACACGTATATCAAGTTAAATGAGATGGAAGTTGTCGGAAACGTATTTGACAATCCTGAACTGTTAGAAGAGGAGAATGTGCATGGAACAGATTAAGCTAGGCTTGAGAATCGCAAGCATTGTGGTTGGGATAATCGGTTATAGTGCGATATGGATGTGGCTGATTAATAATCGCCGGAAGAACGAATACATTGAACTTGTGTTGTGGTTATGGGAATGCTTTCATATAGCTGCGATTGTGGTTGCGTTTCTTTGGGCTTGGGTATAGGAGGATAATAATGTTAGATGATAAATGTTGTGGAACGTGCAAATCACTTGGATTAGATATGGAAGATGCGATCAGAATCATTGAAGGATTGGATACATCCAATAGTGAAGAGAATATTAAAGCAAAGGAGATGGCAGTAGCTGCTATGAAGAAACAAATCCCGAAGAGGCCTGTAACATATGCATCAACCAATAGAGCCGATTGTCCGGTTTGTGGTGAAACAGTTAGAGGAATAGACAATCCTTATGGAAAATATTGCAGCCGATGTGGTCAGAGATTGGATTGGAGTGATTATTATGACAAACGGAGATAAAATCCGATCAATGTCCGACATGGAGCTGTCAAGAGAACTCTGCAAGATTGCCGGAGTCTGCTCTGAATGTCTTGTACAAGATATGTGCGACAAGGGACATACTGGATTTGAACAATGGTTGAAAGAAGAGGTAAACGAAGATGAATAAAGGATCAAAATCAATGAAGTTCCGTGGAGATATTAAACATGGAAAGCTTGCGAGTAGCACACCTAGCGTAAAAGCTGTTAGACGTTTCAGAACAAAACCATATGAAGCAGCTAACCTTGTGAAGAAACAAGGGGAATATTTAAGCGAGTTGCCACATGAATGAATAGAACGTATGGGAGTGGATTTGAGCCGGGATATAGTGGTTTAGCCACTCCATTGAAAGAGGGCCGCGTATGAAGTTATGTAAATGTGTAAAAAGCGAGATAAATTATTACATAAAAGAATGTAACTTTACCGATGAAGAATTGAGAATTTTTATTATGTTATCAAAAGGAAAAAGCATAATTGAAATTTCGGAAAAGCTTTCTGTTTCAGAATCAACTGTAAACAGACGAGTAAAAAGTATAATGTCCAAAGTGATGGAGGTAGTAAAATTGAAAGACAATAGTATTCCTGTATGGGAAAAGGTAATGCTCACAGTGGAAGAAGCTTCGCAGTATAGCAACATTGGTGTTAATAAGATAAGTTCCATGCTGAACGAACCAGGATGCCCGTTCCTTTTTTGCGTTGGAAAAGGTAAGAGATTAGTTAAAAGAAAAGAATTTGAGAAGTATATTGAAAAAACAATTGAAGTCTAACATTGAAATATGAGCCTTTATATAGTAATATGTAGCTGTATAGTGGCTCTTTTGTAAATGGAAGGAGCAAAAAAATAATGGGAAAGGATTTAAGAGGAAAAGAACTAGGAGTTGGGATAACTCAAAGAAAAAACGGGACCTATCAAGGAAGATATAAAGATAGGTTTGGCAATTCAAAGACAATATATTCAAAAAAGTTATCTGAGTTGAGAAAAGATCTTGCTGTTAAAATTGCAGAAAATGAAACATTTGTAAGTGTAAGAGAAACCGTAAAATTGGATAATTGGTTTAATCAATGGATAAAGATATATAAAGAAAAGAGTGTACGCCCTAATACTCTTAGAGAATACACTCACATATACAATAAGAATATATCACCTTTTATAGGAAATCGCAACATAAATTCTTTGGTTAAATCAGATATTCAAAGAATAATAACATTGGCTCATACAAATGGATATGGGTATGAAAGGCAAAATAAAATCAAAGTCATATTATCAGATCTAATGGCTAGAGCACTTGAAGATAATCTGATTTCAAAAAACCCGGTTTTAGGAGCAAAAGTTATAGATAAGAAGGAATCTAAAGCCAAATCTCTTACTCTTGAAGAACAGAACATTTTCTTTGAATATTGCAAAAATACATTTTATGATAATATGTTTAATGTTGCAGTAAATACCGGAATGAGACCAGGAGAACTTTTTGCGTTGACAGAATCAGATATCGATTTTGAAAATGGGTTCATCGATGTAAACAAAACGTTAGTGTACCAAAAGTATCTTACAGATACCAGAAAGACTTTTCACCTAGAAGAACCAAAAACAAAGCAGAGTTATAGGAAAATTCCGATAAACAGCGTTTGTAAAATATATCTTGAAAGACAGATTCAACAAAAAGCGATAGTATCAATCAAGCGGCCAAAAGAACAGAATGATTTTTTGTTCACTACAAAGTACAATACTCCGATAAATTCAGTGATATATGCAGATGCTATACATGCAGTTATAAGAGAAATAAATTTGTTGCGACCGAACAATGATTTGTTCAAAAATTTTAGTGGACATACATTTAGACATACGTTTGCCACTCGATGTTTTGAACACGAAATCGATCCTAAAGTTGTTCAATCATATTTAGGTCATGCAAGTGTTAAAATGACTCTTGATTTATATACTCATGTTACGAAAGAAAAGTCTTTTAATGATATTGAAAAACTGGTAGATAATACGCCAAATAATATCGTGGATTTTAAGCAAAAAATTTCATAAGTGTGTAAATGGTGTGTAAGTTACACACTTGTCAACATAAAAAAGCCTTAAAATAAAGGATTTTTGGAGCATTTTGTACTAAACTTTGTAAACTTATTATGTATATCAGGTGACACCTTATGATCTGTATGGAACACCGTTCTAAAGGATTGGATTAGAGAGTTTTCGTATAACGATAAGAAAAAACAAAAAAGCACCTTCGGAAGATACTATTCTTCCGAAAGTGCTTTTTTTATATCCTGTTGCCGATTACGAATATCCTTAACAACTCTGAACTCAATTCCTATCGTCCAATCCAGTTGTCGAAAGGATCCGGTTTTACAGATATGAAATCATTCTGTACATCCGCGCTGTTCAGCTTGATCTGCTGTCGGCTCTTTTCAGCAGCTTCTTCAGATTCAAATAGCTGATCTTCCGGCAGTGTCAGTGCGCCGCAGGAGCCAATCAGCTGAATGATATAGTTATCCCCCTGCTTGCGTGCAATCTTTCCTTTACGGATTGTTGTGTTATTCTCAAGAATATATATAACATCATCTTTGTTGTACATCATTTCACATCCTCTTCATCAAATTCCAGGGTGATATAGTTGAATCTGTCGTCCTTCCAGATCTTAATGACTTTGCCTTTGCGGGCCTTCAAGCGTTCCCGGTTCTTGAAATTCGTGCTTGCGCCGTAGGCATGCTCGAGCATATACCAATAGGAAGTGGGAAGCTCATGTTCGACAATCTCCAAATAATCACCGACAGAGCAGCAATCCGGCTGTTCTGTAGTAAAGTCCATTGTTCGCATACTTTCACCTTCTGTTTCGTGTCTATAAAATCTATTATACTCTAAACACAGAATATCTCAAGAGAATTATTTCACCAACTTGTTTTTTGCTTTCAAGTATTTTATAATAATGAATTACAGTGCTTGCGGGCAGGAAAGAATAGACTTCCTGTATACGAGACAAGAAGACAGATAAAAATGTGGTAACTGTTCAGAGCCAACCTTCAAAATGCTACGCATTTTGAAGGTGTGGCGTATCCGCCAAATAAAATTTCAAAAACAGTCTTAAAAATGCAAGCATTTTACCTCTTTTTTGAAATTTTGCTTGGCTCTGAACAGTTACAAAATGTGAAAATAAATTGG